TAGGTGTATTACGCTTTTGCTGACCAATGACACGATCAGCGTACGGTTTAACGTACGTGTCGATAGCTTCCTGGGAGACGCCAGCGTCTTGTAGCTTCTGGATCTCTGTCTGTACGGTAGGTACTGGTGATGACCCTAAGTTGTTCGTTAGGTTCTCCAGGGACGTAATGATGCGACCACGGTCTACGAGAGACAAGCTTTTATCTAACGTGGCACCGTCTTGTAGCTCTCGATTGAACTGTAAGTTGTTCTCGATGCCTCGATTGTAGTTCTGAGGAGTTGTGAACTGTGGCCCAAACTCATCGCCGCCCTGGGGTTGCGTTGGGTTCGTTGGGTCTACGTTTGGCTGTACACTATTGTTTGGCTCTCGTACTCGCTCGACAAGACCAGGGTTATTAGCGACACGCTCGTTAACCATGCGGATCAAAGGTGTTAAATCTTTTACTTTGCCACCTTCAGCAACTGACTTTTTGTAACTGGCAATGGCATCGAGAATAGCTGGGTTGTCTGTTGTAGCTTCAATAATACGTAAGACTTTAGCAACACCTGATCGGTCTAGTCCCGTAGCGTCTTCCATCCTACCTTGAGGACTTTCAATAAAAGGTTCTGCATTCCTCTTAGTCAAATCTAGGTTCATTTGTCTTCGGTTAAATCTAGCAGTTTCTGCGTCAGATGCTTCTTGCTCTGCCTGTTGTTGTGCAGCTGCTTCTGCATCAGTCTGGGCTTGTATAAGAGAGTTACCTGACGGAGCGTCTAAGCCTGGTCTGCGCTCGTTCTTTCGAGTGAAACTATCGACAGCTGATCTTCTGCCTGTAAGTGCGTCGACGACACGACCACCAGCGGCAATACCTAGGGTTGTACCGCCAGATTGAAATGCACCACCAGCGCCCAGGATTATGTTTGCAACCCTACTTGGGTCATATGCACCACCTGACGTCGCAAGTGGATTGAAGTAGTCTGTAAACTGACTAATGCCGCCCTTAAGACCATTGTTAAACAAGTCGGTAACCTGGTTAGACATTTTAAGCAAATTAGCTATCTGTGTTTTCTCTGCGCTGTCTGGAAGCAGACGCATGATAGCGTCGTAGTTTTCTTGAGTTACTTTAGATTTAACTTTGTTTTTGCCCTGGCGAATAGCTACCTGGGCGGCTGTATAATCTTCTATAAGCTGGTCTAAGGTTGCTGCCTTTTTAGGTGACAGCAAGTCTTTAATGACTTTGTTGCCAGCTATCTGTTTTATCTGCTCAGAAATACTTTCGTGCGTAGCCTCAAGAGCTTGCTTTGCACCTTTAGATGATGACGCATTTACATCACCAAGATTGTACCCGTTTTGGTTTGCAATCTGGCGTAACATCTTAGCGACACTAGCAGCTGATTCCTTTTGGGATGCATCGATGCTGTCAGGGTCAACTAAGTTACCTTCGCCAGTAAATAGGCTTTTCACTTTAGTTGCAGTATTAGAGCTTGCTTTAATGCTTGAGCCTACGACACCGCCAGCTGCTACAGCTTCTTTTAGACGCTCAACTATTTCACTTTGTTCAAACTTCTTACCAGCTATAGCTTCTGAACCAATAACGACTAGCTCTTGTAAACCTTCTGTCGTTCCCTCGGTAATAAATCCTTTAGATATGCCACCAATAATACTTGTTGAAACGCCGTTTGGTAATAACTTAGCGATACCTAGGTTTTCTAAGACAGCCATGATGGCACCGCCAGTGGCTGCTATGTCGTCTTTCTGTGCTTGGTTTAAACCTTCGATCTCATCGAGCGACTGACTAATCTCACCGACGCCAAACGGGTACGTTAGTGTACCTCCTGATGCTAATGCTGCTCCCATGTAAGGAAGTGCCTGGGCAGTCTTTTGAGACACAAAGTTAACAAATGATCCGACGTCTTTAATGTCGCCTGTAGTCAGGTTTTGGAAGTTAAGGTCGTCTTGTAACTTTTGCGCTGCTTCAGCTGACAGATCAGCTGCTTTCTCAAGGCGTTTAGTTTCTGCCTGGTTAGCTGCATCGATGTCGATAGGATCAAATCCAAATGTCTCTCGAACTGGGTTAGCTACGTTTTCTGTTAGATACTTTTGTGCATCACCAAACGCGCCTTGTGATAAATTACGCTGTAAGGATGCTACACCTGACTGAGCTAGTGATTGAGATTGAGCATCACCTACTTTGAAAGCAGTACCAAAAGACGTATCGCCTGTAGGCGCTTCTGGTGCTTTATTAACTGGCTGTTGTTGTTGCTGTACTTGGTTGTTTATTGTTGGCTGGGCTCTAGCCGCCTTAATTGCCTGTGCAAGCTTAGTAGCAGCTGCGGTATCTCCAGCGGCATGTGCCGCTTTGAGCGCACGGCTCAAGCGTTCTAAATCAGCCATAAGTATTCCTAGTTTTTAAATGTCGGGAGCGTATTGATTAACCAAATCGTCGACGTCTGAGCTACCTCCAGAGACGGCTGCTTGTATCTTCTTAGCAATCTCCAAACGTCTCTCAATTTGCGGTATCCAAGCGCCTTCGTTATCAAGAGCAATACTTGGGAATGGAGACATAAATAAGTTCATCTCTTGGTTAGAGATAGCACCTTTAGTGAGGGCTACTTTAGTCAACGTCTGATCTACTTTGAACTCTTGTAGTAACTGGCGTAAGTACGCACGTTTAGATCCTTCGTTTGAACCTGCCCACCAATCTGATATACCCAAACGGTCTACCCATTTTCCAGCGGTCCCATCATAGAAGCCTGTAAGGCCACCTTCTTTTAGCCCCTCTAGAATAATCTCCATTGTCTCAATCTGAGCATTAGCCATTGCAACGGATTGCTCATTTTCTGGATCTATTTCGGGCTTTGCTTCTTGCTCCATCTTGCGCTGCAAGTCTAACCGACGTTGCTGCTCGAGGGCCTGTGCTTCCTGTATGGCAAACTCGTCCATGTCTCGAGCACGGTTGTAGTCCATAATGTCGCCATACGTCTGTCCCATTGCGTTGTAGACACCTAAGCCACCACCAGTGGCTGACTGCCCGAGACCAGATGTGCCTATACGCATCATTGCTTCACCGAGACCTATTTTCTGGTTCTGTGGTATCTGGGGCATACGAATAGAGCCTCGAGCGTTACCACTAAGGGCCCCACCTGGTTGCGCTGTTGGGTTCATGGGTCCGTTATTGGCTAAAACTGGCATCACATTTTGCGCCCCGTTATAACCTGGGGTAAATCTTTGGTTCATTAATGCTGGATTCATCCTGTGTCCTCCTATACGACGCTAAATTGGCCTGGTTGGTAGCCAAAGTAGGGGTTCATAAAAGCGGAGTTACCGATGGCACTTCCTATCTGTGGGCCGTACTGATTACCAAAGCCAAAACCAGCGCCCATACCAGCAAAGGTTTCTGCCGTTGGGTTAACGTAGTTGGCTTGATTGACGTTTGAGTTAGTCGGAGCTTTGCCCAACATGCCAGACATGTAGTCTTTGTACATGTTGTAATCAAAGTCTCGGTTGCCTTCGAAGTTGGCTCGAGCATCATTAAGTCCAGCTTGGTCAAACCCTTGTTTATTAGTGCCAGCGCCGAACGCCATGTTGCCACCATTTGTCGCCAGGTTTGTGCCTGTGTTAAATGCATTGGCTATCTGGCTATTCATGTTGGCTGCGTTGCCAAACTGGTTGCCAGCGTTACCAATGTTGTTGACGGCATTCATGGCAGCGTTAGACGCATTGCCATAAGCACCGCCCATGTTGCCCGTCATTGATGCCTGGTTGCCTATGTTGCCAACGGCGTTACCGAGGAAGCTACCTGTGTTAGCCATCGATGTTCCCATTGATCCTGTGGCGTCCATTGCCTGGTTAAACTGTGCGTTGTCCTGAGCAAGCTTGGCGTTTCTCAGCTGGTTGACGACGTCTGATCGTACGTCAGCCTCTCTGTCAGCAAAGCCTCTTTGGGCTACAGCTGAAGCAATGCCAGCGCGGCTAGAGTTTGTGTTGCCACTGCCTGATGCGCCCATGTTGATCCCTGGCAATGTGCCTTCCTCGAGGGCGCGACGATCATCTCTGAGCATGGCGTCCACTAAGGGATTAGCGTTATTTATGGCATACTGATTAGCTGCACCTATGCGGTCCTCGTTGCTTCTGTCGGCTAGGGCTCCAAATCTGTCTGTGATACCTTGAGACTGCCCAGTAAGGGCATCGAACTGTCCTTGGTAGTCACCTATTTGTTGTCGGTTACCTCGGTAGTCGTCAGCTAGTCCTATGTTCTTGGAATACATGTCGTCAAACTGACCAGTACGCCCAGCGATTTGATTACCTAAGCCATAGAACTGATTGTATAGGCCCTGTGCGTTTGCACCGAAGCCAGCGTTGTTTGCCATCATGCCTTGGCCTGTAGCCATGTTGCCAGTGCCGAAGTTATACATGGCGTTGTTGGCTGTGGTCTGCATGTTGTTAGGGCCAGCTAGGGTTTGACCCTGGTAGTAGCCTCCAGCGAGGGCATCATTGAGTGCGCCTTGTCCTCCAGATAAGCCAGCGTCCACGTATGGCTCGTATTGTCTAAAGCCAGCCATATTGGCTTCGTTCATGCGATCAGTTGCGGCTGCTTGTTTTTTAGCTGCACTGTTTGCAAATAAGCCGCCGACAGCTGCACCAATAATCTGGCCCCACATAGGCTTCTCCAATCTTATATGTATGTATGTTTTATCTTTAGTTTAAACTTGTACCCAGGACGAGCCGTTGTAGACGACGAGACCACTGTACCCATTACTGAGAGGGTCCCAGGGACTTACCGCATAGCGCACCATGCCCTTCTTGGGGCTGTCTGGTGGGTTGTCCACTACTTGTATTGTACCTTCAATGACGCTTCTTACGGCGTTCTCGATGGCTTGTAGCTCTTGGGCTATGTAGATCTTAATGCTCTCCTCAAGCGACGGAACGGGCCGTCTGACGTATGCATTTACAGTGACGTCGGTAATCTCATTGGTTGCCATGTCTAGCGTCTCCCCGTCGCCATGACGTCGAAGTCAAAACCTGAGACGGCAAAGTCTTTGATGTCTGTCGTCTCTATCTTGTAGCTGAGGTAGCGACCTGAGGATCTTGAGTCGATCTTGTATGCGGTGTCACTGTCAAAGGTAAAGCTTGTGTCGTAGGTGGGAACCTCGGTTGCTATGTCGGCTGCTCCCATTGAGACAACAAAGTCCTTGTTGGATGCCACTGTAGAGAACTGAGGGACCATCTTGCGTATCGCTTTGTATCCTGTGAGGGGCAACTGTGCTTCATCCAGGTCAATACCTGTGCGCTCTAGCTTGATGCCTTTGGTGGCTGTTGTGTCTAAGGCTTCAGACAAAGACGAGCTCTCGTTGATGCCATCGAGGCCATAGAGCTTGGCATTGCTGAGGCTATCGCTCGTGGACGCTTGTCCTAGCATAAGGATGTGACGTGTGAAGCCAGCGTCTTGTGCGGCGTATGTACCACCAGCTGCATCGTAGGTTTGCGACGTAGAGGCATATGTAGCCACGGTGTTTACGTTGGCACTGGTGCCAGCGAAGACGTTAGGCAGATCCATGAAGGACCAGGTGTTATTTCTGTAGTTAAAGACAGCTGCTCTGTTGCAACCTTCGCCGTTGGTAAACTCTGCCATGTCGTCGGAGCTTTTGTAGCAGAAGTATATCTCTTCGCGTGACTGGTCGTACTGCACGAAGCACCTGGTGAAGGCGCTGGTGTCTATTCCTGAGAAGACGTAGTCCTTGATGCGCCCGTCGACTATGGATTGCCTGGAGACGCCGTCTGTCACGTAGATGTCTTTCTGATCGAAGACGTAGTGTTTGCCTTCGACCTCGACGATGCAGTTCTGATTGACGACGCCAGCGTCACTGAAAAGCTTACGGAAGTTAAATATAAAGGTGCCACCAACAAACTCCATGAGCCACACCTGGTCACTAGAGTAGATCAAGAAGTTGGAGCCTAAGGTGGCCCCGTCTATGATGGGTGTATTCATCTGGGCTATGTCGTTGAAGCCAGCTGACTTGGTGGTGTCTGTAGCGTCCCAGCTGTCTGGGGCATTGTTTGCAGTCGCTATGTTACTAAAGCGTACCCTGGTGGGAAACGCAGAGCCGCCTTCAGTCATGTTGAGGGCAATCAAGAAGTCACCAAAGGATCTAATGGAAGCAGCGCGGTGTGTGGCATCCCAATTTACCAGGTTGGCAAAGTTAGACATAGCTGGTGTCCGATACAAAGGCACCACGTCTGCCCTGTTCAGATACTGTACGTTAGCTAGGGAGGTTGCTGTTACTTGTGCAGTACTTGCTGAGGAAGACGTGGCGTAGTCGAGCGATAGTGTGCCATTGGAAAACTCGTGGACGTCAAAGGTATTACTGACGATAACGACAGTGTCGTATCCTGTGGCATTATAGAGGCCGTGTGTAAATATAGGAGTAAAACCGTTGACGGGTGTAATAGACCTAAAGCCTGGAGAGCGGCGCACGTTGCCTTGGTCAAAGCGTACATTCTTGGCTCTAGTGAATGCGTTGAGGGGTAAGTTGAAAGGGTCAATGTCAGTGATTACGCCTACGGAACCTAAATCGCGGATCGGTAGGTTTGGCATAATTGATTACTTCCGTTCATTCTTATTGTTGTCGATAACGACGGTAACGAAGATAAAGACGATTGCGGTAGCCATGAAGGCATATAGGATAATCTCAGATATCGGCATTACAGGGTGGGCCATGAGACAGTGTTGGGGAAACCAGATTGCTGGGGGACATTAAGCAACGAAGTACGATAGGAACTCATGTCAGCTTTCTGTTGATCTGTCATGGCGTCCCAGCGCAGTGGGTTGCTGACAATGGGGTCTACTTGGGTGGCAAGTAGGCTGTCTCTTGATGCCCTGACAGAGGCGGCGGTAGCTGCATCTCGTGCTTCCTGGGTGGAAGGCGCAAAGTCATCCCCGACCAGTGCCAGGAGCGCTGCGTTGTCTATTGTGGTGTCTGTGTCGGTGGGATCTATGGTGTAAGGTATCCAGCCATAGGTGGGGTGATTTATCTCGACATCCATTCTAGCGTTATCAGCTGATAGTGACACTGCGTTTCTGTACTCTGTGATCGTAGCTACTGTCGTTGTCATCTTATGAAATCCTCACGAATACTGTTGCACCATTTGTTGTTGAGTGGCCCATGCATCTCCAGGTACCACTAGGAGCAGACCCAGCGTTTAGGTTAGTGTCCGTTAAGAAAAGGCTACTCCCTGAGACTGTAGAGCCAGCTGACGTAGCAGACTTAAGGAAGGCGTAAGTGCCTACGGCACCTAAGGTGGTATTTGTGCTTATGGTGGTGCCTGAGACAGTGATACCACTGCCACCCGTGTAGGTCGTATTGGTATCTGTGTCTGTAGAGCTGACGGTGAAGTTAGGGTACGTACCGCTGATCGAGGTAGCACCAGACCCCGTTAGTGTCACTGTTTGGTCGGGTGCACTGTTCGTTATGGTGGAACCAGAGATCGATATGCCTGTGCCACCAGTGAAGGACGACGTAGGCGAACTGATGACACCATTGCCATCTATGGAGATGTTGGTCCCAGCTGAGAAGGCACCCCTAATGTTGCTGTTGGTGACACGGGTGTACGTGTAGTTACCTGAGTTGTCATAAGCTAAGGAGCCGTAGCCAGTGCCTGAGTTGGCAGCTGCAAAGTCTGTGGTCGCTAGGTTGCCACTAGCTGCAACGGTGATGGCATTGATTTGTGCTTGGATGTCCGAGGTGACACTCTTGAGGTACCCTAGCTCGGTACTGGTGAGGCCACCAGCTGCCTGACCAGCTAAGAGGTTGAGGTCAGCTGACGTACCACTGGCACTACTAAAGGACGTAAGTAGGTTGAGGTTGTCCTCGGTGGCTGTGACGGCTGCGTCTATGTTGGGGAAGGTACTCTTGATGGTACTCTTGAGGAGACGTATGTGGTCGTCTGCTTGACCTAGGCCATCAGTGGACGCTGGGTTACTAGCGTTCAGACTATTGATGAACGTGCCAGATTCTAAGGCCATGACGGTACTCCTGGTGATGGTGGTTCTAATG